CAACTGTTACAAATTTTGGAACTGGTCAATATTCATTGACATTGCCATTTGCTTCAAAGTATCACACGGATGTTTATGGTGGATCTGCACATGACACATTGCCAACACTAAGACACTATAGTTTAAAAGGACATTTAATTCCATCAAGTACAACAATGACATTGTGGCAACATGCTGGTTCTGGAAATGATGAGCCAATGGATTATAATACTCCATTTAGCCCTAACGTTGAAGATAAATTTCACATGTCATTTTCATACATTTGTGAATAATAATCTCAAATAGTGATATAATTTGTTTACAATGATGACAGTAGACGACTGGGCAAAACTAATACTTACGATTCTTTCAATATTAACTATTATTGGCGGATCAATTCGTTGGCTCGTAAAACATTATTTAAACGAACTTAAGCCGAATTCTGGATCCAGTTTAAAAGACTCTGTTGACCGCTTAGAACAAAAAACTGACAAACTAATGGATCTTTTGCTTGAACATTTTAAAGATCATTCTAAAAAATAACTCTTTATATATAATATATAAGATATCTTAAATACTTTACTTGCTAGTTATTCTTTTTCTTTATATATTTTAAGTATACACTACTAATACCCTGGATTTTACACTTTTAAAAAAAATATTATAACAGTTTGATAACAATCTTTTTATACCCTGGTTTTATAACTTTTTGTTATATTTTACCTAAAATTTTTTTTGCTCCAATAATTATTTTTATAATAACCTCTAAATTTTGACGACCTTTTAATGTTTTCATAATTAGCCCATTCAGTTAAACTATCATTTATTTCTGATTTCCAATTATCTCTTTTAAAGGGATAGATATGAATAATGGGGGTACCAGCCTCAATAACACCTTCAAAATCTTTTTGTAAATGAAATGGCTGTGTACCCCAAATTCCCCAACGGTCTGTATCCATAATTCCAGTCGTTGTTAAAAATGGAAGATCAGTCCTATTAAAAGGATGGGTCAGCAAAGAAGAATAACCTTTTGGTGTTTTTATTCCCCAAGCAGAAGTCCAACTAAAAACTAATGAATTAAAACCATTTGGAACAGCAAATCCTTCAGGCTCTGGCCTACTAACTATTGGTGATAAATCTTCATCTGTATTTCCCCAAGATATTGTAGTAGCCCCATCTGGATTAATTCTTACTTGAATATCACACCATAAATTAAAAGAATATCCAGTAGTTAATGAGTCTAAAAATGGCATACAGGCTTTAGCAGTATAGTTTGGTATACCGTTTTCTACAATTAGTTTATCATTAGACACAGAGCCTACCTGTTTTTGATAAACTGGAATTTCCTTAAACCATTTTGGAGCAGAAACAACTTGTGGACAAGGAATAATCTGTTTTATTTTTTCAGATTTTGGATAAAAAATAATTTTTTTGCTTTTAAACTCTAACCCCATAAAACGATTATATCAGAAATATTATAAAACATATATAATGATATAATTTTCGTGCTGGCACCTAGATACTATCCCCCACCCCACTGCATCTAGGTGTCCAGTTTTATTTAATGGTATAATCAATTATCATGTGTGCTCCTACGATAGAAAAATATGGCGCCTCGCCAGCAAACATTCAGTGGACCGTAGTCCGTGGAGATAGTGCAACGTTAAAAATAGAATTTTTTGAAGATGATGAAACTACATATTGGGATACGGATGGCTGGACATTTTCATCTACAGCCTACGACCCAACAGGGGACTTTCTTGATGAACTAGCCGTAGTAGATGAGGCTGGGTATGTAACAATTTCTGCCTCAGCAGAAACCACCGTAAACTGGGGAAGTCAATATAAGTCAGTTGTATCTGAACTACCATTTGATCTTCAAGTAACAATTCCTGGCGGTAGCGGAGAAGAAGATACAGTTTGGACACCAGTAGTTGGAACAATATGTGTCCTTGGAAATATTACTCCAATAGGAAGTTTATAATGCCAGTTGTAAAAGTTTCTACACCTAATGCAAATATTCCACCAATTGTCAAAATTGGAAAAAAGGTTTTTAAGACAAAAATAAAGTAAAAACCATATGGCTACAAATATGGATTTTCCGAATAAAAAGAAAAAATATACAGAAACCATAGAGCAGGCTAAATCTATTGAGTATATCGCTGTTCCTGGAATTCAAGGAGAAAAGGGCGAAAGGGGTTCACAAGGCCCACAAGGTTTACAAGGATTAAAAGGTGATAGAGGTGAAAAGGGTCCTCAAGGTCCCCAAGGGCCAAAAGGTGAAAAGGGTGATCCAGGAAAAGGGGCAGAGGGGTATGACAGCCCATCTGGACAATATCCTGGATGGGCATATTATAAAGGAAAAAATACAGGAGTCTATAAGGTAGGTCCAGAAAGAGGGGATGATGGATGGGTTTCTTTTTTCTTAGATATAGATGAAGATCAAATAGTTGAAACATATCTTCCAAATAAATCAGTTTCTTTATTAAATAGAATAGCAAAAAACATTAATCTAAAGACACTTAAGGCAGGGGCAAAGATAGAAATTAGATATGACTTTTTTTTAGAAACATACTCAAACAATACAGAAGTTTGGATTAGGACTCTTTTACGGGATGAAGCGCTATCTCCTGCAGGATATGTGGGATTGTTAAAGTATCAGTACCAATATGACTTATCTTACTCTCAAGCCATTTTTATAAGTAGCGATAAAATAAAAAATTATGGAGGCACTCCTCAAATAAGAACAGATAACGAAGGAGCCTTTATTTTAAAAGGTATATATATTGCAGTATCATAATGGTATAATGTTCTAGGAGGAATAATGGCATTTCCAGGTTCTTATAATTTTAATTACTACCGTGGCGACACCGCTGAATTTGTGGTACGTCCAAAAACAACAAACGGTGACGCCTTTGATTTAACAGGTTTTAGCGCAGATTTTTTTATTGCTACTGCAAGAGGTGAAGGTCAAACACAGTATGAAGCACAAGCAGTAGTTGATGGTTCTGCAGATACAATTACTTGTACAATTCTTCCTGGAGTAGGTAGAGATCTTGCTGCTGGAACCTATGTTTATGACGTTCAAATAGACGCTAGTGCATCTGAAATCTATACAGTACTTACTGGAACTATTACAGTAACAGATGATATTACTGGAGCAGATGAGTCATAATGGTAGATGTATTACTTAATACTGAAGATGTTGTTGTTTTAGGACCACCAGACTCAGTTGACGTTTTAGTAGATGTTGGTCCACAAGGAACTCGTGGCAGTAAAATTATTGTTGGTTCAGGAGAGCCAAACGCACAAACATCTAGCGGAGTGTTACTAGGAACAACATTAATATTAAATGACATATATATACAAACCGATCCTGGAGCAGACTACGGATATATGTATCAATATGTCTCTCAACCTGGAGGAAATACTTGGGTAGAAGTTTTAAACATAAGTCCAGCAATTTATTCCGCTATAGAAACTATTTCATTTACATCTGGATCTGCATCAATAACTATTCCAATATCAAATATAGTAACCGTAACTGGTTCACCACTTACCGCTTCAAACTTTAATGTTCAATTTCAGATTGAAGGAGCAAATCCAATTGCAGCCTCTATGGAAATTCCTGCCTTAGCAGGCCCTGGAACAAATCTAGTAATAAATTTTGATGCAGTTCAGTACAGTGGAGGTAGTTGGTCAGCACTCACTGGAAGTAAAACGGTACATTTATTTATATCTATAGTTTGATATAAAAATGGTATAATCTTTAAAGAGGTGATCCAATGGCTGTAGAAAATATAGGAAATTTAGTACCAACTAAAATTCCAGCATTAGTTGATGATGCTAATATTCAAGATGCATTAAGAGCATATCATTATGGATCGTATGACTTTGATACGGCAGAAAATGATCCAGCAGAACTTTTGGTGCCATCAATGGCACATACAATTAACGATCTACAAGAACAAATTGATGACCAAGTTGCTTTAGAATTAGCAGCAAGAAATATATCTTCAGCACAAAACTCTGCACCAGTAGCAGCAAATTTTTCAGCATTTTCTGCCACAATACCAAATGGTTATATTTGGGTAGATAAAGATGCATCTGCTCCAGTTGGATACTTATCAGCAACATCTCTTTATACAGCAACACAGCCAACAACTGGTTTAGCAAATGGTGTAATTTGGATTAAAAAGGGATCATCTCCTATAGAAATGTATGTTTATAATGGAGATACTAGTAGTTTTGATCAGGTGATTTAATGCCAACTTCATTTAATTACGATGGAAAACCAGGGTATATTTATAATGCAGCAGATGATACTTGGTATGAATTGTCTGGAAAAACAGATACATCTGGAACTTTTGAATGGGCTGGACCACACACTCATTTATCAACACTTACTGTTATAGAACATCTTGTTGGAAAAAAGGGTATAAACAACTATCTTAATCCAGCAGCAAGAGATGCATCAATTACATCCCCAGTTGCTGGAACAATATGTTTAATAAGGCAGAATTCTAGCGGAACAACAGTTAACGAAATTCAATATTATGACGGTGCTGAGTGGAAAACTTTAATTCCAAGTCAAACTGGAAAGGCTGGAAAAGTACTACAAACAGATGGTATAATTGCATCATGGCAAGACGCAAGCGGAATGCCAGATATTTTTTTACTGATGGGAGGATAATAAATGGCAACAACTTATAAAGTACTAGGACAATCAGCACCAGCAGCAACAACATTGACTACTCTTTACACAGTTCCTTCAGCAACTTCAACAGTTGTATCAACAATAACTGTCGCAAATCAAGGCGGATCAGCAGCAGCATATAGAATTGCAGTTAGACCTGCAGGAGCATCAATAGAGCAAAAACAATACATTGCTTATGATGTACCAATTGATGCACTAGATACTATAGCATTAACAATAGGTATAACTCTTGCAGCAACAGATGTTATAAGTGTATATGCTTCAACTGCAAACTTTTCATTCCATGCCTTTGGATCAGAGATCACAGCATGAGTTTAAGAAGCCTTAAAAGCGGAACCATTAGAAAGTTACGTAACGGAAAAGCCTTAGTTACACCACCAGAGGCTCCCGCTATTGGTACTGCAACCAATGAAGTAAAAGATCGTCCTGTTATAAGTTTTACACCATCAAATACAGGTGTAACGGCAACATCTTATACTGTTACATCTAGCCCAGGATCATACACTGCAACTGGCAATACAAGCCCAATTACTTATCCGCAAATGGGTATTCCTAGTGGATCTTATAATTTTACTGTAACTGGAACCGCTTCAACTGGAACTGGCCTTGCCTCTCAAATAACTTCTCTTTTACAACTTGATGCAACTTATGTTCTTTATCAAACATTTACGTCATCAGGAACATTTACAGTTCCAGCAGGATGTACAAAGTTAGCAGTTTTTGCACTAGGTGGTGGCTCTGGTGGAAATAATGGCGCTAATAATCGTTCAAATCAAGGTCCAAATAATAACTATGAAATAAATACGCACTACACTGCAGCAGGCAGCGGAGGAGCAAGTTCTGCTATTTCTGGATTTAAAGACTTTGCAGTTTCTGGCGGACAAACATATTCAGTACAAATTGGATCAGGCGGAAATACTGCTAGTAGTGGCGGAACAACAAATTTTGGAAACCTTCTTTCAGTTGGTGGAAATAGCGTTAGTGGAAATGCATCTCCTCTCTCAACTGCAAATTCATCTGGAGGATCAGCAGGTTCTAATGGCGGAACCTATACTGCAAGATATTTTGATGGATCAACTCCTACTGACGGTAGAAGTGCAGGTAGCGTAAACAATTCACCAATTTCAATTTCTCAAAATCTTACAGATTTAGGATCAATATCAGTTAGTGGTGCAAATGGCGGTGGCGGGGGAGGTGCTCCCCGATATAATAGTAATTTAGGTGCAGGCTATGGTGGCGGAGAAACTGAAAACGGTGGCAACGCATCTTCATATGGTCAAGGCGGTGGCGGTGGTGGCCTCAAGGCCTATTTTAACAATAATCAAGAGCCAACATATGGTGGAGCAGGAGCATCTGGAGTAATTTATGTCTACTGTGGAAACTAATTGGCTAATTATTGAAAATAACCTTGTAATAAACAGCATAGTTGCTGATTCAAAATCAATTGTTGAAGAATTTTATCCAGGAAAAACAATTATTGAAGATAATGGAATTATAGGTGTTGGATGGGAAAATTTTGATGGAGTTTGGAAATCACCACGTCCAATAGACGATAGATTTGAATATGAATGGAATGTTGAAACTAACTGTTGGGTACATGAAGTACCAAAAAACATACCACTAGACTAAATACTATACATAATAAAAGGTGGGATAAAAAATGGAAATATTATTTACAAACACAATACCAGTTAACATAGAGCAGCCAAAACCTGCCAGCAAATTTATTCCAGAATGGTATAAAAATACAAGGCCATACATAGAAAGTCATACAGAAAAAAATTTAGGAATGAGAACAATTAAGCGTTGTATTCCAGTACTTGATTCTTTAACTAGCGGATATATAATTACATGTCCAGCAGATGTAATGGTAACTTTAAAAGATGGGCCAGATGGACAAAAATATCAATTTTTTCAATGGTCTGCCTGTAATTTAATAGATTTTCATCCAATAGAGCAAGCACCGCAGCATCCAATGGCTAAACCATATCAATATCCAAAATTTAATAATCCGTGGTCAATTAAAACTCCAAAAGGGTACTCAACATTATTTGTGCAGCCATTTCATAGAGATTCTATTTTTACTATTTTGCCAGGTATTGTGGATACTGATATGTACACTGCTCCAGTAAACTTTCCATTTGTATTAAATGATCCAAATTTTGAGGGGCTTATAAGCCAAGGAACTCCAATTGCACAAGTAATACCAATAAAACGTGACAAATGGTCAATGGCAATAGGTAATAACAAAGACTATGAGGCGCAAGACAAGGTTTCATCAAAGTTACAAACAAGGTTTTTTGATCGGTATAAAACTATGTTTTGGGGAAAAAAAGAATACACATAAAATTTTATATTTTACAAGGATATTTATTATACCAATCTAAATACCTTGGACCATTCACAGAACTCCAAGACGACCAATCTTTTCCGCCTTTTGTCATATGAAAAGCAATTTTTGAATTAACTACTGGATTAAACAATTCAACATTAGATTCAAGATTAAACTTTTCTCTACGATTAGGACCAAGTTCTCCTATCATATTTATTTGAAATACTCCATAAGAACTATCTCCAGTCTCTGAGTTACCATTAAAGGCAAAAGGCCTTCCGTTAGATTCAGCCTTTGCAATTGCACATGCCGTTCTTAATTTATCACCTTTAAACCCTATAGCCTTTAATAGGTCAACTAACTGAATATCGGTTAATTTATGAGCATTTTCATATTTTTGTAATATTTTATCCTTAGAAACCAGAAAAGCCACCTCTTGGGTGGCAACTGCCTCTGTATCACTTTTAATCAATAAATTATTATCATTAGATGCCTTGGCAGATGCAGAAAAAACGGTACCGCAAATTACCAATATTAATACCCCTAGCCAAACATTTGCTTCTCTCATTGTAAAGTACCTCCTAGAGAACAAATGCTACCTGTTGGTAGCATATATTAATTATACCATTGTTTGACCTTTTTAGTCAAATACCCTCACAAAAATAAAAAATATTTATAATATTGTTATTAGTTAATGGTATAATGATTTAGTTATGGCAACATTTAGAGGTCAGGGTGCAAGTTCTTATTCCGTTGGTTTAACGCCACCAGATGTATTATGGACAGTTGTTCGTGGTGATACTGCTTCATTTCGTGTTTATGTAACAGATGATAATAAAGATCCTTTAAGCATTCCTGATTGGACAATTGCAATGGAAATTAAACGTCCAAATACAAAACCTGGTGATTTTACAGATGATGCAGAATTAATTGTTGAACTTGAACCAGTTCAAACAGAATTAGATAACGCTGGAGAGTTTACAGTTTCTCTTACAGCAAATGAATCTGTGCTATTAGAAACTGGTGATATTTTTGATATTGAGTTAAGCGATGAAAGTAGAGTTTGGACGGTAGCCAGAGGAACCATGAAAGTTATTGAAGACGTAACAAACAGTGAGTCATAATGGCCTCCGCTATCATAATTGATACGGACAGCCATAAAGCAAAAAAAATAAGTCCTGTTAATTATCCAATATCTAAAATCATTTATAAAGCAAGAGCAGTAAAAATTAATGAAGTTTTGCCATTTAGGGTTAAATTTACAACCATTGGAATTGGTCCAGCATATGCAAATATCCCTGGTATCGGACTTCAAATTATTGGAATTAATAACTATATACTTTAACATATAATGATATAATTGCGGTATGGCAAAGATATCAATTCCAAGCGTTAAAACCAAGTTTGAAACTGGCGATAGGCCAACACAAGAAGACTACATAGATTTAATTGATAGTGCTTCTGCTAGGTCTACAGATCTTGGTTCAGATGGCAACAATGAGTTAACCATTAATGGTATTGAAAACTCAACAATTTTTGATAACTTTTCCGCAAGTGAATGGCGATCAATGAAATATATGATTTCCATTAAATATGTAGCAGGTGGTGCAAATAAGTACTACTCTACAGAAATGAGTATTCTGATTGACGGAACAAATGTTAATGTCACTCAGTATGCAACAATTGACAACGATGGGAATATTGGCACCATCTCTGTTTCAAGGGCTGGAGATACAGTTTCACTAACTGTTGTTCCAGTAGGGGGAAGTACACCGATAACTCTACGCTATATGCGTATGGGATTAAAGGCCTAACCAAGGAGATAAAAGATGGCAACCGTAACAAAAGACTTTAGAGTAAAAGCGGGGCTGGTAGTTGAGGGATCAACCGCAACTGTAAACGGCCACGATATATTAACAGAAGCATTAGTAGACGCAAAAGGTGATTTACTAGTTGCTTCAGCAGCAGATACCGTAACTCGCCTTGCAGCGGGCACAAACGGATATATTCTCACTGCAAATTCCTCAGCCACAAACGGAATTGAGTGGGCTGCAGCACCAGCAGTAGGAACATTTGAATCAAGCATTACATTTGAAGGTTCTTCAGCAGATGATAACGAAACAACACTACAAGTAACTAATCCAACTGCAGACAGAACAATCACATTTCCTGATGCAAGCGGAACAGTAGCACTTACAAGTGACATTACAGTTTCAGCATCATCAACAAATACATTTTCTAACAAATCAATTGCACTTGGTTCAAACACTGTAACAGGAACACTTGCAGAGTTTAATTCAGCATTAACAGATGCAGACTTTGCAACAATCGCTGGTACTGAGACTCTTACAAATAAGACTCTTACATCACCAAGTGTTTCAGGTTTAAACCTAACAGACTCTTCAATTGTATTTGAAGGTTCATCTGCAGATTCAAGTGAAACTACACTTACAGTAACTAACCCAACAGATGATAGAACAATTACACTTCCAGATGCAAGTGGAACTGTAGCGTTAACATCTGATATTCCATCACTTTCAGGATATGTAACTGAATCTGGAACTCAGACTCTGACAAACAAAACATTAACCTCACCTACAGTATCTGGTCTATATCTTTCAGATGGATCATTTGTTGTAGAGGGTACAACAGCAAACGATAACGAAACTACTGTACAGTTTACAGACCCTACAGCAGATCGTACAATTACATTTCCAGATGTAACAGGTACTGTAGTAACTACAGGAGATACTGGAAGCGTAACAAATACAATGCTTGCAGGATCAATTGCTAATGATAAACTTACAAACTCTGCAATTACTATTAATGGTACATCAACTTCTCTTGGCGGATCACGCACACTAGGATCTGATGATATTGCAGAAGGCTCAACCAATAAGTATTTCACAGACGAAAGAGCACAAGATGCTATTGGTAATAATGTTGGTAATGGTCTTGACTATGATGATTCTTCAGGAGCAATTTCTGTAGACCCTGCAGAGTTTGCACTAAATGCTGTTGGAGCACCAACTGGCGATGTTGCAATGGCTACTTACAAGATTACAGGTCTTGGAGCACCAACAAACTCAACAGATGCAGCAACAAAGGCTTATGTAGACTCAGCAACAGAAGGTCTACATATTCATGAGTCTGTAGTTGCAGCAACAACTGCAAACGTAAATCTTGCAAACGCTCTTGAAAATGGCGATACTCTTGACGGAATTACTCTTGCTACTGGCAACCGTATTCTTGTTAAGAATCAGACAACGACATCTGAAAACGGTATTTACGTAGTACAGGCTTCAGGTCAACCAACTCGTGCAACTGACTTTGATACAGCAACAGAAGTTGACTCTGGTGACTTCGTATTCGTATACTCAGGAACAGTAAATGCTAGCACTGGATGGGTACAAACAAATCGTCCAGCAACAATTGGAACAGATCCAATCGTATTTACACAGTTCTCAGGTGCTGGTACATATCTTGCAGGTAATGGATTAACTCTAACTGGTAACACATTTACTATTAATACAGGAGTTACAGTTGATCTAAATACCGCTCAGACACTTACAAACAAGTCAATCAGTGGTTCAACAAACACACTTACAAACATTCCAAACAATGCTTTGTCAAACTCAGCAATTACAATTAACGGAACATCAACATCACTTGGTGGAAGCCGTACACTTGGAACTGATGATATCTCTGAAGGATCTACAAATAAGTACTTCACTGATGAAAGAGCACAAGATGCAGTTGGTAATGCTGTAGGAACTGGTTTATCATATAACGATACATCTGGTGCAATTTCTAACAGTGGTGTAACAGAACTTACTGGAACTTCTAATCAAGTATCAGTATCTGGTTCTACTGGCTCAGTAACACTATCACTACCACAAAACATTCATTCAACCGCAACACCAACATTTAGCGGTGTAACTGTTGGATCTGTAACACTTACAGATGCTTTGCTTGGAACTGCTGCAGCAACTGCTTCAGACTCAGCAACAACAATTGATTCTTGGGCAGTAGCAACATACTCAAGCGCTAAATATATCGTCCAAATGAAAAAAGGATCAGATATTGAAGTAATTGAAGTACTTGTTACAGTTGATGGATCAAACAATGTTTACTTAACAGAATATGCTGATGTAATTAGCAACGCTGTTCTTGGAACAACCAATGCTGTATACAGCGGAGGAAATGTTCTTCTACAGGTTACTGGAACTACAGCAGATACTGTTGTTAAAGTAAGCAAGACTTATATTGAAGCATAATTAAAGAATAGAGGTCGGAAGTGGCAACTACTAATAGAAACTTTAAAGTAAAGCATGGCTTAGATGTAGCCGAAGGCGGTACTTTTGGAGGAACTGTTACAGTTGCCACTCCTACTCAAAACACACACGCAACAACAAAATCTTATGTAGATTCTCTTGTTGGCACAGTTGTTGTTGGATCTGGCGCAACATTTCCAGCATCACCAACAAATGGTCAATTGTTTTATGATACAGAGAGTGATCACCTTTTTGTTTATTATAATTCTGCCTGGAGTTCTATAGCGTTATTACAAGATACTTTAGAACTACAACAACACATTCATGATACTGCAATTGATGGAACTGGATTAATTGTAAGTACTTTCAAAGACGCTGGATATTATGATGAAGCAGGAGATTCAACAGATGCTGGATTTTATAATACAGTTGCATGGGCTGTTACTTGGGATGGCGGAATTGCAATTGATAACTTTAACTAAAAGATGGTATAATACTTAATAATGGAAAGGATGTAATCATGGCAGGTTCAACATTTAACGTACATGCTTCTGCTGCAGAATGGGAAGAACATAATCCTATAATTGCTGCTGGCACAATTGCTTATAATCAGACAACTTTTACATATTGCGTTGGAGATGGATCTACTAGATATTCAGATCTTGACAAAACAATACTAGTTGGTCAAACAATACAAGACATCATATAAGAAGGTGTAATCTATGGCAACCAGAATGCAACAACGCAGAGGTACTGCTTCACAGTGGACATCTGCAAATCCAATATTAAATGCTGGTGAAATGGGATGGGAATCAGATACCAATAAATTCAAGATTGGTGATGGAACAAACCACTGGGCAGACCTAGATTATTTTATTGATCAATCTTCTACAGTCAATCCATCTTTTGGTACAAGCATTGTTTTTGAAGGTGCTACCGCTGACTCTTATGAGACTACCCTTCAAGTAACAGACCCTACAGATGATCGCACAATTACCCTTCCAAACGTAAGTGGTACAGTTATTACAACTGGCAACCTTTCAGATATTACAAATATTGGAGTATTTACTTCAACTATTACAATGGAGGGTTCTAGTGCAGATGACTATGAACTTACCCTTTCTGCAGGAAACCCAACCGCAGATCGCACAATCACTTTTCCAGATGCAACAGGCACAGTTGCATTAACATCAAACATCCCATCAAATACAGATTCACTTTCAGAAGGATCTACAAATAAATATTTTACTGATGAAAGAGCACAAGATGCTATCGGAAATAGCGTTTCTACTGGTCTTTTATACAACGATACAACTGGTGCCATTTATGTGGATTCATCAACAGTTCAACTTCGTATAGCAGACGTTTCCGACACTGAAATTTCATATTTAAATGGAGTAACATCAGCAATTCAAACACAACTTGATGGCAAGTTAGCCCTTTCAGGTGGCACAATGACTGGCGCCATTGCAATGGGAACAAACAAAATCACAGGCCTTGGAACTCCTACAGCAGATGCTGATGCTGCTACAAAAGCATATGTAGATGCTGCAACGGCAGGACTTAACGTTCACGCTGCAGTACAGGCTGCTACAACTGCAAATATTACATTAGCAAGTGCCCTTGAAAATGGCGATACTCTTGATGGAGTTACACTTGCCACTGGAAATCGTGTTTTGGTTAAAAATCAAACAGATAAAACAGAAAACGGTATTTATGTAGTTAAAGCATCTGGTGCTCCAGATCGTGCAGATGACTACAATACAGCAGGAGAAGTAGACGCTGGAGACTTTATATTCGTAGAGGCTGGAACTGCTAATGGCAAAACAGGCTACGTACAAACCAATGTAATTACAACTGTTGGCTCAGATAATATTGAGTTTACTCAGTTCTCTGGTGCAGGAACATATACCGCAGGAAATGGTTTAACACTAACTGGCTCATCATTTTCAATTGATACAACAATTACACAAACTCGTGTAGCAGATGTTTCTGATACTGAAATTTCATATTTAAATGGGGTAACATCAGCAATTCAAACACAGTTAGACTCTAAACTTGCCTCAGCAACAGCATCATCAACATATGCTCCACTTGCCTCTCCAACCTTTACTGGAACTGTAACAATTCCAAATGGGGCAGGTCTAGGAACTCCAACAACATTAACTCTTACAAATGCTACAGGACTTCCAGTAAGTGGAATTACATCATCAACTTCTACGGCGTTAGGCTTAGGAAGTATTGAACTAGGACATGCTTCAGACACCACAATTGCTAGAGGTAGTGCAGGAGTAGTAACTATTGAAGGTGTTAATGTTGTAACAACCTCTTCAACAGATACTCTTACAAATAAAACACTGTCTAGCGCATTGGCAACAACAGCACTTACCCTTAATGCTACAGCAGAATTAAGGTTTGCAGACACAGATTCAAGTCATTATGTTGGTTTTAAATCTCCAGGAACTGTTACAACAAATAAAGTTTGGACACTTCCTTCAGCAGACGGAACAGCAGGGCAAGCATTGTCAACAGATGGCTCTGGAAACTTATCTTGGGCAACATCAGGTGGCGGAGCAGCATTTAGCGAATTAATGTTGATTGGTGCATAGTACTTTATAAAATACAAAGCACTAACTCTAAACTAGAGATTAACACGCCTTAAACAAGCGTGTTTTTCTTTTTAAACTATGATATACTTAGGAACTACTTTGGATTTTACAAAGTACTTACAATATTTTAATAGAAAGTTGGAACATAAATGTCAGATATTTTTTCTTTTCGTTTAACAGATGAATTCATAAACAAATATGTTGGAGTATCAGCACCTTTTGGTTTTACAGATGCAGGCTCTAATTCGTTAGGTGAAATCACTTTTATACGAACCTATTCTCGCATGAAAGAAGACGGTACAAAGGAAAGATGGCATGAGGTTTGCAAGCGGGTAATTGAAGGAATGTACTCAGTACAAAAAAATCACGCCAAAGATAACCGTTTACCTTGGAATGATAATAAGGCACAAAAGTCTGCCCAAGAAGCCTATGACAGAATGTTTAACTTAAAATGGACTCCTCCAGGTCGTGGTTTGTGGGCATTTGGAACCCCCATGACTATGGAAAAACGTAACTCTGCCTCCCTGCAAAATTGTGCCATGGTCTCTACTCGTGATATTGATCGTAATGATCCAGGAGCCTTATTCGCATGGGTAATGGATGCCTTAATGCTAGGTATAGGTGTAGGGTTTGACACTATTGGTCAAGACAAAGAAATGCCTATCTATGCCCCAACAGAACCAGAAAATATATGGGAAATTCCAGATACTCGTGAAGGCTGGGTAGATTCTGTAAGAATGCTTTTAAACTCATACCTGCGCCCTAATCAGGCTATACAGAAGTTTAACTATGACCTTATCCGTCCTCTAGGTGCCCCTATAAAAGGCTTTGGAGGGGTTGCTAGCGGTCCAGCACCACTAATTGCACTACATAACAAGATAGACGCAGTTATTGGCGGTAGATCAGGAGAAAAACTTGATTCTCGTGCAATCGTAGATATTGTTAACCTTATTGGCACATGTGTTGTTTCTGGAAATGTTCGTCGTTCTGCTACCTTGGCTTTAGGACTACCAGAAGATAAAGATTTTATTAATTTAAAAAATGCAGAGGTTTTTCCAGATAGAAACTCTTTTGATTCAAAAAATCCAGGATGGGCATGGATGTCTAATAATTCTATTGCTGCAGAGGTTGGAACAAAGTATGAAGATTATGTTGATTTAATTGCAGATAATGGTGAGCCAGGATTTATTTGGCTAGACGTTGCTAGAGATTATGGAAGACTAGCAGATCCTGCAGACTATAAAGATTCTCGTGTTATGGG